AGTTGCCGTCACGCCGTCCAGGATGTTTAGTTCGGCTGCGTCTGCGGTTACTCCGTCAAGAATGTTTAGCTCTGCTGCTGTGGCTGTTAGGTCGCTAATCTGTGACGCAGGGATTGTGATTGCAGTTAAATCAACATTCAAAGTTACATCGCCCGAAGCTCCGCCACCCGTCAGGGCTGTTCCAGCGGTGACTGCTGTGATGTCACCGGGATTTGAAACATCTCCCCATACGGTGGTGTAAAGCTGAAGCGCATTTGTATCTACAAGGTATGCAACCATGCCCTCGGTAGGAGTAGGGATGGCTGTAGTTCGAGCGGCACTATCCGCAAAGACCATTACAGTTTGGTCTACTGTTGAGTTTACATCTGAGGCGGCTAACACCTGCCCAGCAGTAAATACTTTTCTACCTTGATAAGCCATTATTCTCCCTTGCTAATTATGTTCTAGTATGACAATGTATCTACATCTAACACGCCCAAGAGTGTGCTGTCGAGAACGAAGCTAATTCCCGCAGTAGACCCTAGATTGAATGTCAAGAAATGCTGTGTTTCATCTATAACATGAGAGATTCCTACAATTTTTGCCGCCAAGTCAATAGCGGGAGGAATCCCCGATGGAGTAAAACTAACGATTACGAGGTCGTTTAACTCAAGCCCTAAAAGCTCGACTTGTTGGAGAGAGCTAAGAGAACCCAAATCAACCTCTAGGGTCTCGAACCTATACTCTGGTTGCGAGAATTGAAACGCTAAAACCAATGCCGCATTAGCCGCATCCGCATCATATTCATGGAGAGTGCTTACCGCCAACACCGATAAACCATAAGCTTCTTGCGAAAGGATGTCATCTACTGTTTGGGTGTCGTAATCTAAAGGAGTAACTTCAATTCGATTATAAAGCAACTCAGAGCCATAAACGACTCCAATGCCAGTATAAGAAATTTCAGCGCCATCATTGGAAAAAGAAGTGCTGAGAGTAGGAGTTGTATTTCTTTGCCTGAAAGTTAGTTTTCCATTTTTGGCAATAAACAAAGCACCTTGCTCGGTTGTTTCGATTAATTGAAAATAACTCAGGGCATCCGTGTTCGGAGGAATCAACTCACCTTGAACAGTTGTTAATCCAGCGTCAATATCTTGCAGGTCGGCAGACCAATCCACTTCGGGTCTTGCAAGAATCTCTGTAATCCTTGCTCCAGAAAGTTGAACATCGTTGTAATATTCATCTAGAAGGTTTTGAGTAAGCAAAGTGAATTTGTCAGAACAAACTGCGGTAGCAATCGAATTTCCGCCAACATCGTATTCGATATTCCAATCAAGAATAACCCCTGTATAGACAAGAGCATCGTCAGCCGTAACTTGAATATTAAGTCGAGGAATAATTGCGCCATAAAGCGGGGACAAAGAATATTGCGGGTCAAAGACTCTGGTAGAGTTATTGAATTGGATGTTCATGAGTCCTGCATCAAACCTATCCAAAACCCGTGTTTTGCCTCGTTCAATGTCAATTTGTTGTAGATAGGAAGTTATTTCAACAAGGGTAAGTCCACCCAGTCTGGCAAAAGTATTGTCTAGTTTTCCATTATCAAAAGCATCTAGGGTAAAAGCATAAGCGGGTAAAAGTTCGGTATTGAACTCTATAAATACTTTGGTTACTGGTTTTGTCATTAGATTGCTATAATTCCTGTGCCGCCGATTTTACCTGATGTCTTTGCATAAGCAGCAAGAACCTTAGTAACATCTTTACCGACCTTGGCTCCGTTAGTTCCAATACCCGCTTGAACTGTGGTGTTGTAGTAATGGTTTATTACGGCTTGGTCTTTAACTTTCATTGCAGCAGAACTTATCGAACTGGTATTTAGTCCTTTGACACTTGAGTTTGCTGTGGGGGTAATGTTGAATCCTGGAGACGGCACTTTGGCTGCTGTTTTTATGAGTTCGGCGGGCGTAATCAAATCCTTCAACGCTTGCGTAATTGCGCTTGTCGTTTTTACTACACCTGTGATTGGCTGTGTGTTTATCGTAGAGCTTACTTTACCAGCTGTCGTGACTGGAGTAGTTGCTATTACAGCCGCAGCCGCCGCTTGAGCTGAAGCCGCATCAGACGCCGCTTTAGCCGCCGCTATTGCCTGAGCTGCTTGAGCCTGTGCTTCTGCAATCTGAGCCTGTGCTGTTGCGAAGGCTGCATTTACTATCGTCTGGAACTCTAAGGCAAAGGCTTGAGCCAACAAAGTCGCTGTTGCTACTAGGTTATCTTTCTCTGCTTCTAGTTTTGCAATAGTAGAGTTTAGATTTACTTCAGCGGTGTCTACTGTCTCTTGGAATGTAGTGTTGAAAGCCATTGCTTCGTTAAAAGCCGCAACCCGAAGTGCTTCATCTTGGGAAACGATTCCATCAATGTAGCCCTGTATGGTTTGTTCTCCGCCATCAAATAAGAACTTTTCAGCATCATCTGCGAGTCGGCTTGATTCAAGCTCCATCTTGGAAAAGAGGTTGTTTATTTCATCAACTGCCGCTGGACCGCCACGCAAAATGGCTTTAGCGGTAGCCGTTCCAACATCTAACCCGCTGTTTACAATCTGGTTATAGGCTTCTTTGTTCAACCCTAATATTTGTAATGTGCCGAGTTGGTCGCGGAAGGTTTCTGTTCGCTCGACAGTTTTGCCCAAGTTTCTAATCATGGTTCGAGCAGATTTACCTATGGTTGTAATGTTCGCTACTCCCATAAGCGCGTCTTTAGTTGCTATGCGGAAGTCGCGAGAGGTGTTTAGTCGTGCAACATACGCGGTGTAACTTTGTGCTAACTTGTCTCGTTGTCTGGCGATTGCGATTAGAACAGAGTTTGTTTGGCTGGCTGTGGATTTTAGTTCGGCGGCAATCTGTTTGCTAAATAAGCCAATCTTTAAGCCGTCTGCAATTTTTGCGTTTACCGCATCGAACGAAGTGACAACCTGTGCCTCAAATGCACCAATCAATGTTGCAACTCTATTCAACGGCAAGGTGGCTCGCAAGATGCCGTTCATACCCTCCTGATAGGCATTAGCAGCCGTTCTAATGACATACAAACCCTCAAGTGACTTGTTTATGTCATCTACTCGTTTGGCAATGGTGGAGAGCTGTTGCTCGTAGCTTGCAGTTAATAGAGAAAGTTCTGCCGCAATTGATGAGTCAAATAATCCATCCTTCATGCCTTCTGAAATTTTCTCGTAGAAATTAGTAAAGGTGTCTGAAACTTCCCTCTCAAACTCGCCCCGCTTGTCCAACAACGCCCCAAACGGGTTAGCATCAGCAAACATAACTTTGAGCTTTTTCGTAAATTCTTCCGACTTAGCAACATAGTCCGCAAGTTCTGTGTTAAGTCTTGCTAGTGCGTTTTCGGCATCAACAACGGCTTGTTCAAGCTCGGCAACACCAGCTTCTGTCGAAGTGTAAAGTTTTTGAATTTTATCAATTGCATCGGCGGATTGAGCAATTAGCCTGCCATACACCGTTTCCCAATCACTTGCACCAAGAATTGCTTCAATAAACCCAACCCCAAGCCCCATCTTTTCAAGGTTTGTTTTTGCAGTAACCTTACGCATGCTTTCTTCAAGCCCAGCAATAAAGTCAGCAAAAGGGTCTGACTGTGCCATTGCACTTCCAATACCCTTCCCAATACCCTCGCCAAGACCCTCGCCAATCATTGTGCCAGCATCAAAAGCGGTTGGCACAGTAAATCCAGCGGTAGTCAAAGTTTTGTCAAGGCTTCCTATTGCGGCAGGAATGCTGTCAAAACCTTTCTTGAAAGATGCGCCTATGCCCGTCATGTCTATCCCAAGCAATTTTGCAAGCCAACCAAAAACAGGCTTCAGGACATTTTCCCATACCCAAGTAATTGCATTTGCAATTCCGTCAAACACACGCTCGAACATTTTTTGAATCTTGGGTAAATTGTTCATTACCCAATTGCCAAAGTTTTCCAGAACGGGCAGGACATAATCCTGAAATACCTGAGCCAAGCCGTTTACGATTGGCATGACTCGTTCTAAAATGACTTTTATCATGGCAACAAAAGCTGGAATGACTATACCCATAAGAACCTTGCCCAAGAAGTCCAAAATTGGGACAACCACATTGTTTAGGTGGTTAGCTAGAGTTGGCAGAAACCTTTCAACCAAAGGCAACACTTGAGCAACGAGGCTAGCAAACACCTCGGCTACTATTCCTACTGCTTTTACCAATGGCGGAAGAATCGTTTTGACCAAATTGCCGAAGGTGTCAGCCAGCGGTTTAATTATGTCAAACAATGGCTTTAGTGCATTTATTAGCTCAAGCAATGGAGTAATTAAATCAAAAGCTAGTTCGATTAGTGGCATAAATACATCAATCAAACTTGACATGATTGGCTCTAATGCTTCGCCAATCTGAACACCCATTTCTTTAGCACGAGTTTCCAAAGGACCCATTGCTTCAATAACATCCATAAAGAAACTTTGAAATTGCGAGAATACGGGTCCAGCAATGTTTGCGCCAACCCTTTGGAATGCTGCTTGCACATTCGCCATAGCACCTGTAACTGTTTCACCAGACTTTAGAGCCGCACCACCAATTTTATTATTGAGGGCTTCTTGAAGCATTACAGAACTTATTTGACCTTGAGCCGCCATTTTTCTAATGGCTTCTTCGGTATGTCCGAATTGTTCTCCAAGCATGGTGTAAATAGGGATACCCCTACCAGCCAACTGCATAAGCTCCTCATTAGACGCTCTGCCAGTAGTCGTGACTTGATTGAGGATATAACCCATGTCTTGCATGCTAGTTCCAGCAATGTATGCGGTGTCTGCGACTGTTTTTAGATAACCAGCTAATTCAGCTCCAGGTTCCACACCAGCGGCAACTGCTGTAGCGGCAACAGTAGCGGCTTCTGCCATGCCAAAGTAAGTGCCTTTTACTGCACCCAAAGCGTTTTCCATAATGAGTGAAACTTGTTCCGTGCTATTTCCCAAACCTGTAAGTTTTGCACTAGCGACTTCAATGTCTGATAATCGACTTACACCACTAGCTAATGTTCCAACAGCAGCGGCTACTGCAGTGACGCCTAGAGCTAAAAGCCCACCACCCACGCCTTTTGCTAACCCCTTGAAAAACCCACCTGTTTTACGAGTACCTCTGTCAGCAGATTTAGTAAGCTTTTCCATCTGACCAGTGGCTTTGTTCATCCCAGCATCGAAGTTGGCGGTGTTGGCACTTAGCTTTGCCATTACTTCAAATGTTGATGCCACTTTTAAGCTCCTCTAGAGTTGGCTTTGCGCCGCTCCTCTGGTTCAACGATTGTGAGTATCGCAAGCCATTCAGCCCACTCGCTTGCCGATAATGGCAAAAAGGCAGGGCTTCCGCGTTCAAGTTCTGTAACGGAACGCCCTAACCTTTCAGCTACTAGGAATCTGGCTCTTCGTTCGCCATCGAGGAGGATTTTTTTCCAGCCACCTCAATCGCATCATCAGTCAATCCTGAAATGCGTGAACCAACATCAACAATATGTTGAATTGCGGCAGCCGATTTTTGTTTTAATGTTGGGATGTCCGCCTCTGTAAAGAGTCTTTCCTCAGTTTCAGGGTCATAAGCACAGCCGATAAGAACGCCAACTGTAAATGCTTTGATGTCTGACTTCTTAGTTTCGGAGTCGTAGACCGAAGTAAGGAAGTCATCCTTAGCTCCGAGGCTAAAGCCTTTGACCAGAACTTCAACGCCCCACTCTGGAACTGATACCAGTTCGCTTGGGGTGTCGTTCGTTACTGCAAGAATCTTGTCGCGAAGGGACATTGTTGCTCCTTTGGTTTAGTAGGTGCTTATTGTAGTAGCGCCAGTTCTCTGGAACTCTACCGACAATGATACTACATCTCCTACAGGAACACTGATATCGAAACTCGTTACAATAACTTCTTGTGAGTAAGATTTGTAGCCGCTTGTGTTGCCCGCAGGTCCAAATCTTAGAGATGCAGAAGCGATTGTGCCGTCAATTAACGCAGCGATTGTGCCTTCAATGACCGTTGAGGTGGTTACATCGAACAACCCGCTTAGCGAGATGGTTGCGTCATTTAGACCTGTGATGTAAGTCTTAGCTGCCGAACCAAAGGTGGTGGTTTCTGCTGTTTCAATAGACTGACTAAACGAGAACTCGTTTGAAATGCTCGATAGTGCAGTAAGAGTGCCAGATGAGTTATCAAGCTCAAATGCGCCATTTTTTCCGTGTACGAATGCCATT